GGCTTTGGCACTTGCGGCTCGGCTTGCTCCTTGATCTTGACGATGAGCGGCCACGCCCCCGTCTTGCTCGGCAAGTCGCCTAGCACTTGCAGGATTGCGTTCACTTCTTCAATGGACAGTTCTAGTTTAATCATGGCGACACCCACGGCAGCGGCGGCGACACGATGGGCGGGTTGATTTGGTTAGCAATCTGCTGCTCCACCGCAGCCTCGGTTGCCGCCTTATCCACGCCGTTGGCCCAGATCCAGCCCAGCACTTGATCCTGAGTTAATTGGTCATACCGCGTGAAAGCCTCGCCCTGCACGACGGGAAACGAACAGGTCGAGTAGACGCTGCCGTTGTAGTCTCCATCTACGCCGTTGCACTGCCAGTGCGCCGTGACGACGTAATCCGCGCCCTCTGCGGTTTGCGGGATGCAGTTTAGAACCGAGATGTTCCATGTGATTACAGTAGACATTTGATTACTCCTAATTAACCGCAATACAACACAGTCGGGACACAGTACGAACCATCGTCGTATTGGTGCGTCTTGACCGTGCTTGTGACTTTGCCGATGGTGCTGCTGCGAATGATGTCATCCGCCTGTACACGCGCTGTGCCGTCGCCGTTGGATTCCAACAAGTCGCCCTCTTGCACCGTGACGCTGCCATTGACGCGGCAGATAAACGCACCGACCGCCGTGACGTACATATCGTTGGTTGCAGTCCAATCGTTGTCCCACGCCATGAACACGCCGTAGACCTTTTTGCTGCCAGCCGTGTCGCTGATCTTGGATTTGGGCAGTCGCTCGTTGTTTTCACCCGGCCACACGCAGAGTTCGTTGATCGACTCCATCACTGTGCCGCGCAGAATGTCTGGCTTGCTGCCGTCTTGCAATTGCGACCAGTGCGAACCGGCGAAGGCATTATAAGAGACAGTGTTTCCTGATACTGAAATGGAGCCTTCTGTTGTGTTTGCTTGTCGGAAATCAACCAACGTTCCGTCAGAGTCTTGCCTGTTAGCCAAAATACATTCAGTGGCGGAATTGCTGGTAAAAATGCCACGCCCATTTGCTTGTAGCGCGGCACCTTCCGTTGTTGCATCAGCGGTGGTTTTTTTAACGCACAAATCCCCCCCGCTCGTAAACCGTCCAGAATTATTCCGTCCATTCTGGAACACCAGATCGCCGGTGTAGGCTCCGATGAATAAGTTGCCGGTACTATTTGGTACCGCCTCTATCACCATGCTGCCGTTTGTCCAAGTGCCCACGGATGACGAGGTGCCAACACCGGCAATTGAGAGGTACCCGCTGTTGGTGACATTGCTAAATGTGGCAATCGCCTGCTGCGTCGTCCCAGAACCAGATTGAAACAACGCGGCCTGAGAGCCTGCGCCCGTGACGACGGTGATCCTGCCAGAACTGCTGCTTGTACCGACGAGGAGATCGCCGTTGGCGTCAATCCGCGCGCGTTCGGTGGGCGTAGTGTTTGCGGCCGTAGACGTCTCAAAGATAATGTAAGAGTCAGTCGCGCTTCCTACCAGCACAATATCAGTTGCGCGGTTGCTTGTGTTATAGAAAGAGCCTGTTGAAGGATTGCGGTTTACACCAAGCAAAGCCGCATCATTGAACGCGCCAACAAAAGCCCCGTTGGTTTTGCCGCTGTTGTCTACAAGAAGGCTGGCCTGACCTGAGCCGGAAACCCGCAGCACTTCCTGCGTTTTGTCTACGGTCTGACCGATAAGCAATCGCCCTGCGGCATCCAGCGTCATCGCCTGCGTGAACGAGATGGCGTTGCCTGCGGTGCCGGAGGCTGCGTTGTACCAATAATGTGCGCCAGCGGCTTGCGAGTAATACCCAGCAGCGGCTGAAGATTTGTAAATAAAGTTGCCGGAGGTATTAAGGTACGAATTAGAAAGCAGATATATGTCTGTGTTTGTGCTTCGGCCCATAAGGCTTCCGCTGCCAAACTCAAACGCTTTATAAGACGCACTCCACGCACTCGGCGTGACGCCCAAGCCGAGGTTGCCGGAGGAGGAAAGCGTGACTTTCATTGATCCTGCGGTGTTGATAACTAATGGACATCCACCGCTTCCGACGTTATTTGGGTCTATGTCAACCAAGAAACTAGACGTTGATCCGTTATCCGCCTGCCAAATGTTGGTGTAGACGTTTGTCGTTGTATCTTGCAGGCGAAGATTTGCGGCAGTCGCGTTTGAAATGTGCAACCCGCCACCAGCAGAAAACGTAGGCGAACTCGTCCCGATGCCGACGTTGCCCGAAGACGTAGCGAGGAAAGAATTCCCGCTGATGGTCAGCGTGGTGCCGAGAAGGTTTGTAATGGTTGCGCTGGCCGAGGTGAGCGTCGTGATGTTCGCTGAAGCAATACTCAGATTGCTGATGACGAGGCTGGTCAGCGTCAGGTTCGTGATCGTGGCCGAGGTTGCAGTCAACTGCGTTATGGTGGCCGAGTTGCTGCCGAAGTCTGCAATGTAATTGAGCGCGTTGACCGTATCCGTGCCGTTGGACGCCAGCACGACTTTCTTACCGGCAGGGACTGACACACCCGTCTGGCCCGAGACCTTTACCGTCACCGCACCGGAGGCGTTGTTGAAGATGAAGTAGAGTTTCTTGTTGGCAGGAACAATAAGGTTCGTGCTGGCCCCACCCGTACCCGTCAGTTCAATGTACATATTACGGGCGACACCGGTCGCGCCGTTCGGGATGGTGATGGTGGTATCAGTACCGGTTGAAACGGCCTGAGTGACGTAACCTGAAATTGCCTGTTCGATCAGGGTTCCAAGATTGGTGTTCGTGGTATTACCCCACGTACCGGCTTGGTCGCCCGTTCCGATCAGTTCAAGAGCAAGGTTAGTGCTGTATGTACTACTCATCTTTAGTTACCTCACGCCGCAATCTGCGTCCAATTTGGGTTTTGCGTCGTACTAATATCCGTCCAAGTCGCGCTTTGCGCGTTGTTAATTCCTGTCCAATTCGCGTTCTGATTGGTATTAATCTGTCCCCAGATGTTGACTACCCCAACCGCGCCGGTTCCGGCTACCCCAGAGACTACAACATTTGAGCCTGACGATGTAGTGACTGTACCAACGGCTCCGTTAGCCGAAACACCCGTGACAAAAACCTTGATTTCAAGCCGTACATCGACCGTTCCAACTTCCCCTGTACCCGAGACTCCGGTGACCGAGAGGTTCTGATCGGTGACAACAAAAACTGTCCCAACCGCCCCGGTCGCAGCCACTCCGGTAACAGCAGCAACCGCTGCCGCTGCAACTAGGACATCCCCGACTTCGCCCGTAGCAGAAAGCCCGGTAACAGGAACAATAGCCGCTGCCTGTACCGTAACGGTGCCGACCGCTCCCGTCCCCTCAACGCCGGTAACGGCAAGGACTTGATCCGTTTTAACGAATACGGTGCCAACGGCACCCGAAGCCTCAACCCCGGTAACAACCGCAACTGCCGAGGCCGCAACGACGACATCCCCTAACTGCCCGGTGGCTTCAACACCCGTGACGGAGATAACTTGGTCGGTAACGACAACAACTGTGCCAACGGCACCCGAAGCCTCAACGCCCGTAAGAAGGACATTGGCTACGCCAACAACCGTGACCGACCCAATCTGGCCTGTGGCTTCAACGCCTGTAACGGGGATATTTACGGAGCCCGTGACAACAACAGATCCTACCGCACCCGTTGCAGTAAGATTGCCAACACCTTCGCCCCAACCTTGTTCGCCCCAGCCTACGCCGGAAGCGTTCCAACCGTCGAAGGCGACTATGACGCCTGCCACGGCCCCTGCCTAATTAAATTAGGCGATACGGAGGATTGCGGTTGATGCTGCAGCAGCCGGGAACTGGATAGTGAAGTTGCCCGCCGTCGAGGTTTTATCCCCGCCGAACGCCAGCACCGCCACCGCCTTGTTACTTTGACTGCTGTTGTAGATCAACGCGCCATTTGCCGTAATTGTGGCCGAGTCCCACGTAATGTCGTCAAAATCCAAATACGCCGTCGTGCTGCTTGAAGTCGGTACTTGCGAGATCGTCAACGTCTTACCGCCAGCAGTGTAGTTCGTACCAGACGAAGAAACTTCGTCCGTAGTCGTATATGCCGTAGTAGACGCACTCAACGTAGCAGACGAGGTGTACAAAGCGATCTTGAAGACATCCGCAGCCGTCGAAGCCCGGATTACGCCGGTCCCAAAGTTGTGGATTCCGTCAAGAATCTCAACCTTAAACGACGTTGCCATTGCCTGAGTAATAGCCATCTCAATCTCCTAAATGCTCTATAGCATTCATAAAACCGTTTTCAATCAATATGCGCCGCAGGTTCATCCGCTCGGATTCCTGTGCTTCCTTGAAGTACTGCGCCAGAACACGTTTAAGTTCTGAACGGTTATTAATGCGAAGAAGGCGATCAACAGCACGATCTGCCATCTCGTCTGGCGTAAATCCACGACTGTCCGTGGTAAACACCTTTACCGTACCAAGTTCTAACCCACCTTCAAAACTCATGTGACCGGAATCCTCGCTTGTCCTGAACGGTACGCATCCTGACGATCCAGACCATCGCCCAGACGCTTCAATTGAGCAAGGGCTTCCTGATACTTCTGCTCGTAGTACTGCATCATATCGGCTTCGCCCTTGAGATAAGTGTACGCCTCGCGGAGCGATCCGTAGAGCAACACGGTCTCAAAGTTGTCCCCAAGCCACGATGTTGAAGATGAAACGATAGAAGTAGGGTAATAATAGTAATGCAGTTCTGCTGTGTAGTTAGCGTTCGGAGTCGGCCCCAACAACATAGTCGCATTATCAAAAATGGCGTAGTACGCAGGCTTGCCCGTACTGTTGGGCGGTGGATACGCAGCCCGGATGTAGTTCACGTCCTTGTTTAGCAGGTACTCGTACTCACCCGTAGTCGGGTCAATTACCGCAAGCGAGAACGTCGAAAGCCAATCAGACGGCAACGAGAAATACTGAAAGTTAATCGTCATCGTGCCGGTGACGTTCTTACGAATCGCCGGAATCTGGACTGAGTTATAAATCCGCTCTTCAGCCAACTGCACAAACGTAGGGATATTCGCTACAAAAGACGTTTCTGTGCTTTCGCAGTAATCCTGAATCAACGTTGAGAGTTGACTGTAGTTCACGGAGACCAGCCAGACCGGTACTTGCTGTTGTTCTCAAGATTGATCTGAGACACGAACTTCGTGCCCTTGGTCGCAGCGCCAGCACCCTTCATTTTCATGTGGGTAACGCCCTTGTTGACATCCTTCTCAGGATAGCCATTACGACCCGTCGAATCCGTGTTCGGCCTAATCTTGCCGGGGTTCAGTTCTTTCATGGTACTTACCTCGGGCCAGAAGACTTACGCACCGGGCTGCGCTGGTTCATCACCTTCGCCATATTCCGACCGTACTTCTTCATGTCGCTGTTGGTCTTGCCACCAGCACGCATGTTCTTGACCCGACCCGGACCGTGAGCCTTGCTCGCCGGGAGAGCCGCGTGTTTTTCAAGTTTACTCATAGCCATCTCAATCTCCTAGGTCGTAACGACCGTTACCGTCCCGACTTCACCTGCCGGGGCTAAATCATTTGGGGTTAACCCGGCATCGTCTGCTCTAGCCCCTCCTACGGGAGCCCAGCCCCATTGTATCTGACGACTGCCATTTGCGCCGTCATTACCTACCGCAAAATAACTCGTATCCGGTCGCGGATTCCGCAACGCCTGCGGATCGTCCACGGGGTACAAACCAAGCGATAATTGAGGCTGATCCGGCTCCCAACACTCCGAACATACCAAGATATTTACGTTCTTGGTCTTGATCACGAGCGACTTTAACTGCTTCAGTTTGTACTGAAACCCGCAGCGGTCGCACATGGCGATAGCGTTTTTGCCACTGGCAAACCTGTTTGGCATTAGTAGCCACCCAAGAAACTCTCACGTGGGACAAAGCGTACTGCGGCTTTCTCACGATCCTCGCCAGAAGCCAAATCCCAAGCCTCGTCATACTGGGCCTTCAAGACCTGAGTACGACCCTCTGCACCCGGAATCTTTAGCGACAGCATATAGGCCAGCCCAGCAACCATGCAGGGCAGGAAGCGGAACGGGATATCCTGACCATTAACGCCTGTACCGGGGTCAAACATACGACGCAGACGGGTGTAGTAAAGAATCCAAGTAGTGCTGTTATCGGGCTTCGGCCAGACCGTAAACTGAGGGTAAACAATTACGTTATCCGCACCCGTCGCGCCCGTGCGGCGATTAATCCAAATCTGAATCGGTCGGCCTGTCGCATTCTTGTTCGGTATTGATACGTAGGTGCTGGATGAAATACGCGAGATATTGATGTCCTGCTGATTGGTACCAGACCCAGTACGGATTACATGGTCAAGCAGGTCTACCGTATCCACCGGCAAATCATAAGTACCGACGTTGTAGGTCAAAGTGTGAGTGCCTTGCTCCAGCGTCCAGAGGTTAATACCCCGGTTGGCCCAGTCCATCAGAAGCAGGGCAAGACTACGCTTCGACGTACGGAAGTCATAACCCGTACGCAATTCAGCCCCACAACGCTCAAAAGCCTCTTCAATAATAGTATTGAGGTCGAGGTTGAAGTCTGTCGTTGCTGTAGTTTTATCGACCATGAATATTATGCTCGTTTACTAT